GCACCACCTGCACTAGCACCTGTTGTTGCTAATGTATCTAGTGAATTAGCTAAAGCCATATCTGCTTGTTCCATTTGTATTTCAGAAGCTTGAGTAGCAACAGACATATTATTAAAAGGATTAGATATCATGTCGCTTAAATTAGAAGCTAAACTAGATAGATTACTATTACCTGCATAAGGGTTAGTTATAGGAACTCTTTCAGCCTTTATTCTATCTATCTCTCGTTGAGCTCTTGATGCTGCTCTACCGGCTCTTTTACCCGCTTTATCGGCTTGATTTGCTGACACGGCTCCACCTATAAGTGAGACTCCAGCTCCAATTGCTGCTATTGCTGCCATATTATCTTATTTTTTTAATTATTTCATGCGACGGATTTTCGTCAACCGTATAACCTAGTTTCTTATGTTTATCTATTAGACTTTTGCTTCTACCTATACTAAGTATTAATTTAAAACCTCCATCATAAGCCCATTGCTCTAATGAATCTATTAATAATAATATAGCTTGCTCTCTGTCTTTTTTAATTCTATATTTTGGATTTGATATAATCCACTCCATCCAAGCTATTTTTGAATTTGTTGCGTATAAAAAACCTGCAACTATAGGTTTACTTTCTTTTTCTATTATAATTCCACCTGTACCGTTCTCAGGTAGCATTTCTTGTGACAAAGGTTCCCACTCTGGCCAAGACTTCCACCATTCTACAATAGTGTTATAGTCTTTTTCAGTTAGTCTTCTTGCTGTTAATTCCATTTAATTTTATTTAATAAGATGATTCAGAGTAGTTTGATGATAACGCAAACAACTCGTTTGTTCCTGAGCTAGTTGTGTTTGTAGCTCTTAGTTTTACTGTTGCAAAAAATCCTTTAACTCCAGATATTGATCTACCATATATAACCTCGCCACCAGCAGCAGCTGAAGTGTTTATTAGGTTAGCAAAATACTTATCTTCTTTTCTTTTGAATTCATTTTTAAACAAACTACTTTCCATGCTAGCTAAAGTTGTTGGTAAAGCATAAACTGCAATTGGATTTGCTGAATCTTCGTTAGTGACAAAGCTTTCCATAGACCAGTTAAAGTTACCTTCATAATTAACTGTTTTAAATGTCTTTACTAGAGAAGGATTTGTGTTTAATATACTAGTGACAGTTGAATCATATTGAACTCCATAAAAATTAGCTCTAGGTAAAACAGCACCGGAGTTGTTAAACTCAACATAGTGTTTGTATAAAGAACCGCTTTTAGTAGAAAAGAAGTTGTTTTGTATACTAAACATTTGTCTAGGTATATAGCTTAATGTACTTGTCCAACCTTTTACTTGTTCATCAAAAGTTACAGTTATTGGTGATTGGCTTGTAGAGGTTTGTAAAGACAATACATAAGCTTTGTTATATATGTCATAACCACCTATGGCTTTTCCAGCTTCTAGTATACCAAATTGATCTCTAAAAAAGTCATACATACCGTAGTTAGATATTTCTGTTATACCATCTCTAGACAACCTAAGAACAGATCCTTGAGCTGCATCAGTAAAGTATTTTCTATAACCATAAACAGCAAAAGACTCTGGATTCTTTGCAATTCCAAATTCACCAGCGTATGGTTGTATAGCTCCAATAACTACATTAGATGTGGTTTGCACTGGTAAACCCTCTTGAGTATATATAGCATCTTTATCTATTAAAGCTCTATTTACTTTTCTTTCTTGAAATATAGTTAAATTAGTATCCTCAGCGTATAGTTTTTGTATACTACCTTTTGATGGGTCTACGGTTCTAGTTATGTCTTGACCAGATGGAAAAACATTTGTTTGGTTTACACCTGTTCTAGAATTTACAACGCCAGAATATATAATAGAATTAGCTAATAGCTGTTGAGCGTTTTCATCTGATGCTAAAAAAGCCCTAGGTGCTAGTCCAGTCTGCACATTGTTATAGCCACCTCTAATTCTAGATTCTTCAATATACCAATCATACTCAGTTCTAGAAGGCCCAGTCTGTCTGTTTATTTTCTTTAAAACGTATGTGTTATAATACTTTACTGGTATAGCTGTAGCCATATTTTTATTATTACTTGTTTTTTAAATTATTTAGGTTATGGTCCTACAAATCCACCTGATGGGACCGCTGTTGGAAACACGGTTGGATCTGTTGTGCCAGTACCTCCTCTTGGGTAGAATGGCGGATCTGCCATTATAACTTCAGTTAAATTTGTTCCTGGATTTTGTATAGTTGGTGTTTGACCAGCAGGAAGATACGTAACTATAGCGCCAGCATAACCAGTTGGAGCAACACCTGGCCAATTTTGATTTCGGGTCATTTCTATTTTTAAATTAACCGCTGCGCTAGGTTGAAAATTATACGTACCCGTGGTGGTTGTTGGTGTAGGATTTTTTTCACCTGGACTAACGCCTTCTGTTATTTGAGTTGAAGTTCTAGACAAACCTTCTAATCTAGCAACTCTTTGAAAAGAACCGTTAAAACCTGTGTTTTGGTTTGAACCTTGACTTGTTACATCGCTAACAAAGTATCCACCAACAGTATTGGTGCCACTACCTAGTGTACCATCAGGATATGTACCTCCGTTTTCAGTACAACCTCGAACATCACAAAAGCCAGGGTTTTGCTTACTAGAAGCAATCCATATATCTACATCATTTGCTGTCCAGTTTTGAATTTGACCTTGCCAAATAGGTAGATTGTTTGAGCTAGTAATAGTATTTAGCGATATATCTGATTGAGTACCTTCATATGCTGGATTTGGATTACCCTGTGTATATGAAGCGTATACTACTTGACCCGTGTAGTTAGCTGCTCCAACAGTGTAATTCATGTAAGTATATGTAACAGCTCCCACGTCGTCTGTAAGACTAAAATATAAAGAATAAGCACCTACTTGTTGGTAATTACCAGTAGTAGCATTACCAGATAATACAAATTGTCTATACTTAATAGGGCTTGAGCCACTAGCTGTTTGATTAGCTTGATATACTATACTTGCAAAATCACTTATATTTCCAGAAGTGCCTGAGTTACCAGGGTAAACACCGTAATATGTTACACTACCCGCATTGTTTGTATACCTAGCACCTACAAAATCCCAACCATTATTACTACTAAAAGTCGCAGAATCACCATTAGTTGGATATCCAACACCGGATGTTATAGCACTACCATTTAAACCTAATGGGCTAAGGCTACGCGCGCCTGCGTTTGGATACATACCAACTATCAATCCTCCAGTGTTAGGGACTGTAAAAGGAGGTAAAGTGTTAATTATAACAGGTGGATCGTTTTGTAATTGTAAAGTTACAGTTTCAAAAGTATCAACACCACCTAAACTCCATTTAAGATTAACTTCAAATTTACCTCTCCACGTAACATCATACAAGTTTGAGTTACTACCGCCGGCGAAAAACCCATTGGGATCATTAGGTCCTTGAGCTGTTGTTATATTAAAACTACCATTACCAACGGCCACTAGGTTAAATCTACTTATATAATCTATATTAGTGTCTATGGCTTGTGTCGTTGGATTGTAAGAAAAAATATTTACAATAGAACAAGAGGCAGATGTAACTATTTGACCACCACTAGTTGGAAAAAAGTTACCAGTTATAGTACTACCTATAACGTCGTTTTCAGAGAAAGAAACTGATACGCTCGAAAAAGTAGATCCATTTATATCGCCGCTTTCGTTTTGTATATCAGAATTTAAATCAGATATAAGCTGTGCTGAAGATGTCTCGTAAAATAATTCTAATTGTGATACGAAAGGAGATGTTTCATAAATAGCTAAACCTAAGTTTGCTGGATATGGATCAGTACCTGTGGGTTGAGTGTAAAGCGACTCGTCTAAACCAACTGGTTTTCTAGTAGAAAGCTTAGCAACGTAAGGTTTTGTGTTAAAATTATATATAGAATATGGGTTAACATCACCTGCAGCTGTTGGTATAGGATTTGCTGCGTCACCGGTTAAAAGAGGGAATACATCTTTTATTGTTCCAACTAAATCAACTGAGTCAGGAGAAAATGCAGGATCAAATTGCTTTGTTTGAGTTGAAAAATTATTCACAACTACAGGAACTATATTTGTTACTCTAGGAAACATTGTTTCATCAGACGTAAATTGATCTTGTAATGGACCAACGTCTTGTAAATTTCTAGGTACTTTGTTTATATTATCAGATATTAAAGTTATAAAACCAGTTTCTCCTTCTTCTAAAGTAGAGCTTTTAATTGGATAACCATTTATTATACCAGGTAAGTAAACATTATAATAATCTTGCTGTTGTTGTTTTACTCCAAACTTATAAGTGTAAAAACCATTTACGTTTATATCGTAAGTAGCACGAGTCATGTTCGACGTTAGGTCAGGTTCTGGTTGTTGAAGATCTGGCGTATTAGAGAACAGATATTTAACATCTATTTCTTCCTTGGTTTGTATAGTTATATTATAAACAGGTGTCGAACTGGATGGTGTTACAGTTACTATATCAGTGTAGTCTATATACTGGCCTGACATTTTTCTACCAACTGAAAAACATCTACCATAATTTGTAGTAAAATTATCAAACATAAGCCCAGTTCCATTTGAGCGCACCCCAGCTGATCCTAACTTATATTGATAGTATCTATTAGGTCCAAACAACAACTCTACTTTAACGTTAAAACCAGGAGTTATAGCGTTATTAAATACAACGTTTACATGAGCTAAACTAACACTTGCTGTGTAATCATCGTTTATTTTTTTTAGTATCCAACCATTACCTTCATTAACATATACATTGAGAATGTTAGCATTATTTTGGAAATCAACAGCTTTGATAGCATAAGCAAAAAATGTTGTTGTTAAATTTGTTGTGTTTGCGGTAAAGTATTGATAACTTTGACTTTCAAAATAAGGATACAAAGCTCCTGTGCCCGTGGTTCCAGTTCCATCTTCAATATTTACAGCATAATACTCTCCTTGAGCATAAGCACCTGGGTAACCCGATGTTAAAGAGTTTTCTGGTATAGGTTGAAGATAGTTTACAGAAAGCGTATCACCAGGCCAATTTAATATATTACCATTAAATTGCAAGGTGTTGTAATCAGAAAACACGTTAGAGCCTGGTTGAGGATCACCATTGACGTCTAATAAACCGTCATAATTAGACAAAACAATATCAGTTTGTCTACCAAACTTATCTGCTAAAACTATACCAACTTGATAATTTCTGTTTTGCTTTAATGAATGTTGTGGATATTCTATAAATTGCTGAGTAGATTTATCAGCTACAGACGTGTAATAATCTAAACCTAACGGTGCTGTGTAACTTTCTACGTAATTAGAATATAATATTCTATTACCACTAGATTCTTGTGCTAAAGCTCTAACAGGCACCTTGTCGAAAACCCTAGTGGTCTCAGACGCTGGCATTGTTTTGATAGGTTGCTTAGATTGATAATTGTATTGATATACATTAGTATAATTTAAATTACTTATAAACGCGGCGTCAACATCTACTTTTTCTAATATCTGATAAGCCTGCTTGTCTGACTCCTTATATATTATCTCTATGGCTTTTATTTTGTAGTTGTTTATTATATCTATACAAGGAAGTTTAATGTTTAGTACAGCATTGTTAATACTGTTCTGCATAAACTCAACTACAGTAGTAATAAAAGCCTGAGTTTCATCATCATTAATAAACTTACCTTCATGTTCAGGTATAAAAACATCTTGACTAAAAGGAGCTACTACTGAGTATTCGTTGTCGTCAAACTTAAATCTATAGCTAAATCTAACAAACTTATCTTTTAATAACTCGGGATCTCCATTCCAACCGTTATAACCTGCTTCTTTTATAACTCTTACAGACATTCCGTAAGAAGATGGACTTGTTAATGTTGTGACTGGTAAAGCGTTAGTGTTACTAAAGTTAACATAAAGATTATTTGCGGTAATAGCATCACTCGTCCAAAACCTAGCTCTTGTAGTTAATTCTCTAAAGTCATTACTGCTAGACGCACCTTGTCTCCAACCACCAGGCTTAACATTCATTCCGTTAGCATTTGTGTTTGCTTGAGGTGGATTGTCCCAGAGCGTTGTGCTTTTGAAAAGATTAGAAGTAGCTCCACCAGCACCTATAATGCCATTCCATTGTGCAGTTGTTGGTATTGTAAATCCTATAGGTGCTAAGCCTCTAGAATCCATTACAGCATATTTGTTGTATAAAACACCATAAGTAACTTCGTTTCCTATGTATTCATCATAATAGCAAAAAGCTCCATACTGACCGGTGTCTGCGGCTTGCCACGAAGCTAAAGTCTGTGCTTCAACTATTGGGTCTCCATTTCTATATCTAGTTACAGCTAAGTTAGAGTCACTAACCTCGTATACACCTACTGGTACAGTGTCTGGATCAGCGGCGTTTGTCATTGTAGAAGGGTAAGTATCTAGCTCTGGCGAATAATTGTTTATAAGAGGAGCTCTTAAATTTAAATACTGAGGTGGAAATATAGGTGCAAACTTTGCTACAGAAATTTGGTCTTCATTAAAGTAATAGGTAGAAGGTTGTTCTACATTTATTTTCCTAGGTTGATTTCTGTTATCTGTCCAAAATAGTAAGTTTTCAACTAAATTAACACCTAACACTGGACTTTGTGTTGAAAAGTTCAACCAATATCCTTCAACTTTTACGTTTGTAGTATCAAGTATAGAATTATACACTAGTATCTGGCATAAGGCTGTGCTTGGCGCTAGCGCAACGCCACTCCAGTTTGTTTTAAAATAATACACAAGAGAATTAGCGTCGTCAACGAAATACCCTATCACCTCACCAGCTTCATCATATTCGTTAGATGTAACTTTATTGTTACCTAATATAGACTCCAAAGCTCCAACGTCACTTGCTTCTGATCTAGAGACAGCTATATTTAAAGCGTCTCTGTATTCGTTATTTGGTATAAGTCTCTCGTCTAAATCTTTATTCATTTTAGACTTGATGAAACTATTTTTAGCCTCTGCCATGTATTAATTTTTTACTTTTCCGTCTGGTAAATATTTTTTTAATCTATCTAATATTTTAGTGCTAGTGTTTTTAGAAAACAAAGATCCAAGTGAACCTACAAAATTATTAGTTGCATCTTCTACTGATTCTAAAATAGGTCTGCCTTCTTTTATATTTTGAGCTTCGTGAATTAATCCGCCTACATTAGAACCAATAACACCAATAGTTTTACCTGGTAGTGTTTTTCCAAAAGAACCTAACTTGTCTTGTATTGATCTAGAAGTTTGATCACCAGCAAAATAATGTCTAGCCGTATCGCCGTGCTCAAAAGAGTTTTGCTCTTTCATTAAACCATCTTTGTCTGGAGTAATACTTAAATACTCATCAGTTCTTTGTCTTGCTTTTTCTTGTGGAAAGTTTAAAGCCTCTTCAGCTTTATGTTCTATGTTTGAAAAAGCGTTAGACTGGTTTGGTGGATCTTGTTTGTTAATAGGGTTTTTACCCGTAAATTTTGATGAAAAACTCATGTGACTTAATGTTTAATCCATTTAGATTTACCTCTCATCACTTGAACTATTTCGTCAAGTTTTATATTAGATAATCTTATTTTAGCATTTCTTAATTTAGAACTTTTTTCTCTTCTTAGTCTTTGAACTATGTACTCTGGTTGATTTATTCTAGTAGATATAAGAGCATGTAATATATAAGCATACATTGCGTCTTCAGCCATTTTAGGTATTCTACTATCTAGGTCAAAAGCTAGTCCATCTGAGATGTACTCTAGTACTATTAGTTTACCAACTAAATTACTTGAAAAAGAAACTTTACCTTCTCTTTCGTTCATATTAAACCATCCGTTCATTTGAGAGTACTGAGGATCCATTCCATACATTCTTCCGTAACCAGATCCAATAGTATTGCCTAAGTCACCCCAGTTGTAAGCCCACATATCATTTGTAAAATCATTGGTAAAATTACCGTCAATAAAATCAGTGTTAGCGTTATGCCATCTTTCCTGAGTTATAGACGTTCCTTCTATGTCGTTACCCCATTGATCTTGAGTTGGTATACCTGCTGAGTCTTGAGCTTGAGTGTAGTAAGGGCTAGTTGTTAAGTTGTTGGCTGGATACATAGGTCTTTTAACACCTAATTCATCAATCCAAGACATACTTACATAGTTAACATAGTCTTGAGGCAGCACTAAAGTAAGCTCGTTAGGTACAGTTAGTTCAGCTTTTTTTATACTTTTTAAAGTGTCATAGCTAAACTCTTGCATTGCTCTTTTAGTGTGGAATATTACATCCGTTCTTTTAGCGTTTGGTATTAATTTACCTTGCCCTATATATCCTACTAAGAAATTACTAACAATGTCGTTTAGTTTAATATATTGATATCCTCCGTAGTTATCTTCTACTGCTTGCCCGTATGCTTTTTCAGCCTCTGTGTTGGCGTACTTACCACCACTTAATGTTTTTAATTGAACAACTATAAAAGCGTTTGCTTGTGGAGACGCAGTTAAAGATATAGTTTTGCCATTAGTAACTACTATTTCTGTAACCCATTGACTCCAGGTCCCAGCTAAACCGCTTTGACTTGTGTAAACTTTAAAGTTGTTTAAGCCATAGTCAGGGTCACTAGGATTCCAGCTAGTAGGACTTCCTAATATTAAGTCTGTATTAAAATCTGTTGTAAATTTTTGATTAGGTGCTACAGATCCAGCTCCTCTAAAGTCTTGCGTTCCTTGATAATACTGTTGAGAATTTTCAGTTATTAATCCGTTATTAGTAGGTTGTATAGCCATTGTATATTAGTTTCTTTCGTTTTGTGCCTCTTGAGCAATTTCACTAGCAGCGGCTTGAACTATACTTGGATCTTTTATTACAACTCCAGCATAAAGCAAAATTTGCAAAACAACATTTGTTTGTTCTGTTATATCTAACTGAAAGTCAACTGATGTTGAAGGATTCCACGTGTATGTATAGTCAGGAGCTGACGATGTAAAGTTCCAAACAACATCCGCTGGTTTTTTAACGTAAGTAGCTTGTACGTTAGAATTTATTGATTGAGGATATATAGTTATTTTATTATCTTCGTATATGTAAACTGGAAAATAAGTTGAAGGTTTAGTTATTGTAGATAAGTTTAATTGAGCTAGTTCATTTCTTTGAACAGCTTCAACCTCTTTGTCGTCATTATAAATAACAGTACCTAACTTATAAAAATCTAAAGGATACAATGTTATAACTATACTTACGCCTACCCCTAGTGCTCCCGCTGTTAAATTAAAATTACCACCTGTTATATTGTAGTTGGTGTATACAACACCATTAACAGTTACAACAACTTGGCTTTGTTCAACCTGAGCTTGAGTTATAGTTGTTAAAGGATATGATATAGTGTTTAGTGTTCCTGTTAAGTTTTGAGTTCCAGTAGCTGTCCCTGAAGATGTTGGGGTTGTAAAAAAACCTGGTTGCGTGGTAGTTGGCGCCGTATAAGTACAAGAGCCTATAGTTTTAAAAACGTCAAGTTTTTCCTGTACGCTTTTATACCTGTTGCCGTATTCACTTTCGTTTTGCGGCACTCGTAGTTGTTGGTTTATAGTTTCAAAGTAAGTGTCAACTATATCAAGCTGTACTTGAGTAGCTAACTTGTTAAACTCGTTAGGCGTGAGATAACCTCTTTGTTCCTTATTTATTATTAACAAGACTGTTTTATAAACTTGATCTACGTTTATTGCCATTTTAATTTGTTTATTATAATATGGGCCCGAGTGAACGAGCCCTATATTAGTATTACATGTTATTTAAACTTTTTCTCGATAGACTTGTATATTTCTACTCCTTCGTCAGTCTTCAAGAAAGCAGCAAACGCTGCATATGGATTTTCATCAAATGGTACAGTCATTAATTTTCTTCCATTGCTAGCCCAAGTAAATACACGTTGATCTTGTGATAACTTTATTATTCTAGCTTCAGTGGCTTTTATACCAAAATTTCTTAATTGTACATTTTCATCATTTGCTAACTCCATAAATAATTGTGGATTTGATTTAGCAAACATTAATAAATCTCTCTTTATTTCTTTAGAACTTAGTTTGTTTATGCTAGTTCCTATTTCCACTCTCAATACAGCTTCAGCTTGGTCTATATCCATATCTCTAGCTGCTAAAAGTGCTTGTATTTCCCACTCCATCCACTGTAATTCGTTAACAGCATTTTCTTGTGGTTTTAGTTCTTTAAATCTATGCCCTGACAAAGGGTGATATAAAGACAATAGTTTTTGTAAGTTTTGTTTTTCTTTTGGAACAGCTAAAACGCCGTCTCTAAAAGTTATATGACCCATCGTTGATTCTCCTTTGTGTTCATCTACAAAGACAGATGCTTGGTTTGTTGCGTACTTAAGTTCTCTTTGAGATCCTCTTGATTCATCAAACCACAATAATGGATGTTTTTTTGTATGCTTACTAGGTATTGTATAAGTCAATGGTGACTCGTTACCTGTTAGATAGTAATTTCTATCTTTTATTTCCCACTCAGTAGGTTTAGTTTGTTTTTTTGTTGACATAATATAATATAATTAAATAATTTTATAAGGGTAATTGTTACCCCCGTAATTACAACGAGGGTAAGAATTACATTTGTTGAATCTTAGATTCCTTTGAACAATACGAAGTTGTTCGCAGCTTGTGTAACTAAACATCTTTCTGATAAGAAGTTTACTTCCATTGCATCCAAAGATGAAGTAAAAGCACCTCCTACAGAACCAGTCAACCAAGACTTCATACGTCTGTCATCAGCTTGAGAAGCTCTATAACGCACGTGTAAGAATGGTCTTCTAATATTTGTTCCTAAGATTTGATCATATACCGTAGAAGTTCCAGCTGGTACTAACACACCTTCAATAGATGCAGGTCCAGAAATAGCTCCACGAGTAGAAGCATCGTTTAAGTATTTCCAGTCAGTTTTGTAGAAGTCATAAGAACCTCTTCTGAAACCAGAGAAACCTAAATTTAATGCCATTTCTTCAGAATTTTCAAATAATCCAAAAGCAGTACCTCCAGCGAATCCACCTGAGATAGAAGCAAGCATATCATCAAAATCAAGAGCAGTAGCTCTGTTTAAGAATAACATGTTTTCTTCAATAGCTCCTTGAGTATCTAAGTTTTTAAGTATTGCATCAAAAGCATCTAATCCAGCAGCAGCTGTAAATCCAGTTTGTACATTACCTCTCTGACTGATAGCAGAGAATAAACCTTGAGAACCACCACTTTGATTTGTTAATGCAGCAGGTCCACCAGCACTTAATTCTCCTTCAACCATTGCCATTTCTAAGTAATCTTCAAAACGTAAACGAGTTTCAGATTCAGCTTTTAAATACCATAAGTATCCTCCAGTTCCATCTTCAGTAGCAACTTCTACCCATCCAATCTGAGCAGTGTCAGAACCATTAATAGTATAAGTACTTCTAATGATTATTGGAGAGTTTGAAAATTGAGTAAAGCTAGGATCTACAGTAACCATAGGGTTAGCGTTAGCAGCGTAAGTATTTGCTCCTACAGCTGCGTTTGCAGTTGAAGTTCCTTTTTGAAAATCAGAACCGTAAACAAATATCTTTTTTCCAGCACCGTCAGCGATACCAGCAGCAGCTAAATTAGCGAAACCATAAGGCTCTACAACTAACTGTCCTGGATTACCTCCTCCACCTGCTAAGCGAGTGTCAGAAGTTCTAACGAAACATTTTGCTTCACCACCGAATTGATCCATTACAACTATTGTTGCACCTGGAGAAATTACGTTTACAATTGGCACAGCAGCACCCGCAGCTGTAACAGGAATTGTAATTGTTCCCGCTCCAGAAGCTGAAGTACAGTCGTTGTAAGCAATGTGTAATCTATTTTGTTCAGACCAAATTACTTGATCAGATGTCATTGGCATTTCAGCGCCAACCATTCTTAAAAATCCTGATAACGTTCTGTTACCATATCTTTCTACCTCTGCTTCGTAAAGCTCTGGTAGGTATTGTTGTGAGAAATCGTTTTGTCCACCTGTAAAATTTAGGTAGTTGTTTGCCAACGTTTGTTGTTGTTGACTTGGTACGATTGAACCAAATTGCGGAGCAATTGCCATAATTTTAATTTTTAATTAGTTAAACTTTTTAGTTTTAATTTTTAGTTTTGACGAGTCTAACCCACTAATTGCTTTAACTTTTAATCCATTTATAAATACATTTCCGTCGGCAACTCGCCTAGGTTCGTCTTTAGATGGATTTTTAGATCCACTGATTATGCTTTTTACACCATCAGCTTTTCCTTGTTCGTAAAAATGATTAGCAAGTTTATCTGCGTTCATAGCAGCATACATCGCTTTATGGTAACCTGCAGCATCTGTCATTAATCCTTCTTCGTTTGTATATTTACCCACGAAATTTTGTACGTCAGCTTGTAGTTCACCTACTTTAACCGGATCTTTAATTCCATATCTAAATCTTTTTTCCCCAAGATTAAATTCAAAACCTTTGAATTCATTGTTGAATAGTTTTTTAGTTCTGTCTCTAAAATCACCGTGCATTTGTGTAGCAACTTCTTGTTGCTGCTTATATTGGTCGTAAAAGCTAATAGCTTCTTGTTGCTCTTGAGTAACGCCCGGTCTCAACTTGATCTCGTCGTAATATTTGCTCTTAGAACTTTCAAGAAATTGTTTTGCATTTGCAACCTCTTCCTTAAACGCAAGTTTTTTCTTACGTATTTCTCTTGGCTCATCTACATCTTCATCAAAATCAAAATTATCTTCCATTAAAAAGCTAATTTCTTCTTGATCTAAATGTGGTTTTGCCTTTGTATAATATTCTCTTAAAACATCTTTAGAACTGTAAGAGTTGTAGTCTTTATTTAAAGCTACATAATCTTGTACAGTTCCGCCGGTTTCTTCCATAAAAGATACTAGCTTTTCGATATTTTCTGGTAAAGGTTTACCTAAGATTTTTTCATCTCTTTGTGCTTCTTTAACTTCTTGAGCTATTTCCTTTACCTCTTCTTTTGTTATTTCTTGGATGGGGGTAATTTCTTCAACAACCTTTTCGGGCTTTGATACTTGTTCGTCCATTCCAGAGCTATCTCCGGTTTGTTCGCCCACATCCATCTTCTTTGTTTCTCCGATTTGAATGGCATCTTCTTCTTTGTTTAGAGCCTCAGTAGGTACTTCTATTTTTATAACCTCTGGAGCTATCTCACCTGTTGCTTCTGGTTTTGTTAAATCAACCTTAGTTATTTCTTCCTTAGATTGTAAACTTAGATTTTTAGGTTTTCTTTTTTTAACTTTGAACTCGCCTTCTTGTTTAACGGGTTCTTGTGGTTTTGTTTCTTCTGACATGATAAAATATTATATAATTATTAAATAGTTAACTAGGCGGCATTATATTTTGTAAACCAAACGTGCCTAGTTGTGATGAATCTCCACTTTCAAAATCTACTGGAGCTGAATCATTTTGTCGTTGATTTATTAATTGACTTTGTTGAGTTCCTTGTAATTTAACTCTTTTATCTTTTCTATCCTCTATTTTGTTTTCTTTTTCAGACTCTACGCCCATTTTTATTTGAGCTAACTGTTTTTGATATTCAAACTCTTGAGCCATTAGCTGTTGCTTAACCGTCATCTCTGTTTGCATCCTTTGAATCTCAAACTGTGATTTAGCTTGCTCTACTTGCACCTTTGATTCTGTCATAGCTTGGTTTTTTTGAACCTCAGCCATAGCGGCAGCCTCTGTAGTTTTAGCATTTGCCTGTGCTTGCGCTTGAATCATTTGTTGTTGTTGTGCCTGTTCTCTTGCTAGTTTCTTTTTTCTTTTCTGCTTTAACAGCTGATTAGCTAATTTAAGGTTTTTTATTTGCCTTATATCTATAGCGTCTTCTAAATCAATACCTCCACTTTGTAAAGCTATTTGTATGTTTTGCTCTAACTGAGCTTGAGCTTCGTCGTCAGGTTCTAGTTCTAAGAATATACCAAAATCATGTAGATTAAGTGTGGCTATTTCAGCTAACGTACTAGCATTAAATAGTGATATACTCTCTATTAAAGCATTTTTAGTTAAAGGAAAAGAAAGTACATCAACCATTTTTAAAGATATGTTTTCACATATTCTAAGAGCAAGAAACAAGCTAGCTTGATTAACGTGCTTAGTTGCTATATTAGATTGATTAGCAGCCATCTTTGCTATACCTACTAAAGCGTCTTTATCTTGCATGCTACCATCTCTAGCTTCGTTAAGACCTGTTACATCTCTTATCATTTGTAGATAATAATTGTAAGTCATTATTAAGCTTTGTAGCTTAGCACTTCCAGCTGATGACTGTAGTTCTTGAATAGGTACTTTACCTCTATTAAGCTCTCCATCTTGAGTTAAGGATCTACCAACAATGGAACCAGTTTGAAAATACATATTTAATGCTTCCGCTGGGTTGTAATTTGTACCATTACCTAGGTCAACTTCAGCAAGCCCATCCATATCTAAGAATACACCATCTGGTACCATTCTAGATAAAACTTGCTGCATTTTCAAATGTGTTATTTGAATCATGTCAGCAAAACCTGTTATCTTACTTACTATAGACTCTATTCTACCCTTGTACATTCTAGGAGCACATATAGCATAGTTCATTTCAACTTTAGTGCTATCAGAATTAGGTCTAGTCATGTTTTCAGCAAGCTCCCATTTTAGCATTATATCTGTACCAAGAACTTTTACGCCTGAATATAAAACCTCTATAGTTCTAGAAACTCTATTATATGTATCAGCAGGAGGTGGGTTAAATTCGTCTGTTTTTTGAATAACTTTTTCTAAACCATTTTCAGTGTTTTTTAACTTAAACACTTGGTTCATGTATGTTTTATATTCAAAATACATAACTTGAACAGTGTTACTATCGTAATTACCCCACCCTGTTATATACTGCCTATTACCTGGCATTTCCTGTATTCTTTGAAGTTCTCTTTCTGGTATATTAGGAAATTGTTTTTTTAGTTCAGGTATTGTAATAGATTTAACTTCACCGACATAGTAAACATCTTCAAAGTTAGGGTCTTCTGTATATGAATATATTAAGTTAGCTGGATCAACGTAGTCAACAACTATACCATTTGTTTTGTTGAAACTTGTCTTAGCACAAGCAATACCACAGACAACTAAATCCTCGTTTATTCTTCTTTTTATCAAAGGCCACCTATTGCTAGCCAATGTAGTTGTTATAGCTTCTTCTTCTGCTATTTCTACTGATTGCTTGTAGGAAAGCTGCATGTGAAGTTCTAATTCCTCATTACTTTGAGGTAGTTGTTCGTCTGGTATTTTTGACTGCTTAGCGTCAATACCTAAAGCTTGTTTTGCTTGCTGCATTAGCTCTTTAGCGTACATATCTTCCGCTATAGCTTGTGCATACTTTGTTCGTTTTTTTACAGACTCTGGATCTTGGGAAAAAGCTTTAATTTCAAACTCCTTATTTGATATACCATTTACTACTATATTTACAAATTTTGATATAACAGGAACTGGCTTCCAGTCTAAATTTAAATAAGACAAATCACCATTTATAGATAATTCGTCTTTGTATTTTTGAACAGATTGTTCTCCTCTAGCGTACAGTCTTAGATTATGAAAATTATTCCAACTCGTAAGGTATCTGTTACCGTTTGTTCTACCTTGATTAAACCACTCAGTTTCAATAGCAGAAGCTACTTGAGAGCCGTACTCTCTTGAAGCTTTTTCAGCGTCTGGTACTACCTGACTAGGAAAAGCGCTATTTGAATTAGTATATATTTTCATTTATTCAATTATTTTTGACAATGTACCTTTATTATTATATCTTTTAAAACCTAAATTGTAAGAAGGTCTTTTGAATGTTGGGTTTGGTTTATACTTATTTTTATTACAGGCCATAATAGCTAAGCCTGAACTTATAGATGCATCATGTGATGTTCTATTGTTTATATTAAATTTAGCCCAATC